ATCTATCAAGATTCGTGCAGCAAGTGTATCGCTGATGTCTCTGATATTCGTGACTTAAAAACAATAAAGTCACGAGTCAAACAGGAAGGGTTATCGTTTTTAACAATAACCTTACCCCAATTCGCGTCTGACTTTGACAAGTCATTGGCGCAGGGGTATATTGACTCAACAAGCTTTCGAAATTTTCGAAAGTTTGGAGCAATCCCCTCATTTCTGAGAGGTATGCTCAGTCAACTGTTTGACGTTGAGACCGGGAGATTGTATGACGAGAATTCCCCCAATCGCAACCAATTTCCGGTTCTTGTTGAAGTTGTTCGACAGATATGTCGAGCTTTCACCAAGTTGGAAATTGCCTGTACTCCGCAAAGAGTACAAGCGGCGATTTCGGGCTTCGTCAAAACGGAGCACGACCTCGCTGAGTTTACCCTTGCTGATAAGGTTCGCGATAACTTTATCGCTGTATCTCATCATCTATGGGGTACCTGCCTCTCTGGATTTGATCCAGAAATGCTCGTCCCCAAACATGGGCCAGGAACCACCGCAGATAATCTTTCGGGTAACCGAAAATATGTCTGGAAAAGGTGGCATGAACGTCTCGAAGAATACTTCCCTTTCTTCAATAGCGCGTACGTTGTAAGCGCTAATGATTCAAAGGAATTCGAGGATGTTTCGTTCGTTCTGGAGGACCAGGAACAGCCTGTGAAGGTTGTTCCTGTTCCAAAAACTCAGAAGAGCCCTAGGATCATTGCCATCGAGCCATGCTGCATGCAGTATGCTCAAGGAGCTATCAGGTCTTGGCTATATGCCAAGCTGGAGCGGTCTTCTATTAGTAGGGGTCACGTGAATTTCACTGACCAGACTATTAATCAGAAGATTGCAATGAGGGCGTCAGCTGACAAAAGTGAAGCTACTATAGATTTATCCGATGCTAGTGACCGCGTTCCGCTGTCACTAGTGCGTGATATGTTCTTAGCAGCTCTCGGTGACGACTCACGCTTGTGGGAAGCCATCGACTCTTGTCGAAGTCGCTATGCAAAACTTCCAGATGGTACCGTAATTGGACCACTCTTGAAATTTGCATCCATGGGTAGTGCCCTTTGTTTTCCTGTTGAGGCAATGTACTTCTACACCTGTGTGATAGAAGCCTTGCTGGATCTCAAAGGTCTCCCGATAACCTACGAAAACATTTTTAAATGTTCTCGAAAGGTTTATATCTATGGCGATGATATCATCGTTCCACAGATATATGCGATAGGTGTTCTCAAGCGCCTTGCGTTGTACAACTGCAAGGTAAACCTCAACAAGTCTTTCTGGAATGGAAATTTCAGAGAGTCTTGTGGGATGGATGCTTTTGATGGTGAGGAGGTTACTCCTACTTATCTTAGAAAGCTACATCCTGAGAACACGGGGCAGTCTGATCGCCTTATCTCCTTTGTTCAAACCGCTACTCTCTTCTATAAGAAGGGGTATTGGAGAACCGCTCACTACCTTTATGAAGTAGTTGAGCGACATCTGGGATCACTCCCATTTGTTGGAGAGGAGTCGTCAGTACTCGG